AGGTCAGAGGTTCAAATCCTTTACCGCCTACCATTTTTCCGGTGTATAGCACAGCTTGGCTAGTGCGTCTGCTTTGGGAGCAGAAGGTCGCAGGTTCAAATCCTGCTACACCGAGAGCACATAAATATCATAACCTCCACGTTGGTTGTGCTTGGGTAATGCTAATAATGATATAGTTAAAAAAAATTTCGGGCATATGGTGGAATGGCAGACACGCGAGTCTTAGAAGCTCGTGGAGCAATCCATGGGGGTTCAAGTCCCTCTATGCCCACCATATATAAAAGGTGAGGTGGCAGAGTGGCTTAATGCAGCGGTCTTGAAAACCGCAGTGGGTAAAACCACCGGGGGTTCAAATCCCTCCTTCACCGCCAAAGATTTAAGGTTGGATGGCAGAGTGGTCTAATGCAGAGCTTTGCTAAAGCTCCGAGGTTAAAAAAGCCTCCGAAGGTTCAAATCCTTCTCCAACCGCCATTGCGGGTATAGCTCAATGGTAGAGTGTCAGTCTTCCAAACTGATTATGTGAGTTCGATTCTCACTACCCGCTCCATTTAACTGGGGATTTGCATAATGGTAGTGCAGGAGACTTTGGATCTCTTAGTGAAGGTTCGATTCCTTCATCCCCTGCCAATTTATTCGGAGTGACACTTTGATCATTTTAATAAACGTGTGTGTTGGGGGGTGACCCCAACAACGTGAGGGATGACGATACACCCCTGTAGTCTGACCCGGACGAATCTGATCCAGATAGGATAGGGTTGATTTTAATGGGCTGTTAGTGATAGTGGTAGCACGGGAGCTTTGCAAGCTTTAGGGAAGAGTTCGATTCTCTTACGGTCCACCATTTGAAATTAATGTTTGTTGTTAATCAACTATTTATTAATGTTCAAAGAGAGCGCGGGTATGATGTAGTGGTAGCCTGCAACCTTGCCAAGGTCGATGTGCCGGTTCAATTCCGGCTACCCGCTCCAAAATTTTATGGGCGTATACTGGTTTCGATTTAGTAGTACACCTATGTTAGGCACGTAGAGGATGATAGTTGGCCTCTTTAAAACATCTATTATAACATTAACTGCTGAAGATAATGTAATCAGCTACGACTTCTCTTATGATGATGTTGTAGCAGTTGCGGCTTAAGTTGTCGCACCATCCTTCACATTGAAGTCTGATATTTGTGTTGGGTGTAAATTATTGGACTGGATCAAATGTTTGGTTTGCGCAAATGATTGAGAAAATAGTAAATCTTAAGAGTAATATTTTTAGATATTTTTTATTATTACTTCCTAACAATTTAAAATATATAAACGTGTAGGCTGATATAAGTTATCTATTAAAGACAAGGGTTCAACTCCCTTTACGTCCACCATTTTATTCAGATTCAAAGTCAATGTAGCTATCGATGATTATTACTCCGTTATCATTGATATAACCTTCTTCAATCAAATACTTTGTAATTCGTTCTCTACAACAATCATCTTCATATACATCACATTTTTCTGGATGTCTCAATACTACAAATTTATTTGCCCAGATAGTTATATTATGATTGTTTATATTAACTTCGTGAAAATTAACCTCTTCCATACTAGATAAGTATATTTATACAAAGATGAAAAGATATAGTTTATTATACGAGTCCAGTATATATGACTACTTGGTGTGGGAACCTAAAGGTCAATTAAAATATATTGCGGATAAACTTGATTTGGTACCAGACGATGATGGTGTATTATATAGAGGAATGTCTGAGAAAGAATACAATATACTTAAAAAACAAGGTAAAGTTACTAGTAAAGGTAAAGGTAATACCAGAGACATTGTTGGTAGTTATTTAGCTAGCGATTTTAAATTGGCAGCAAGATTTGCCTTAGTCAATTATAGAGATAAGGGTGAAGGTATAATAGTAGTGATTGACAAAACTAAATTACCTGATTTAAAAAATGTAGATCCAGGCAATTATGTTACTAGTTATATACCAATAGAAGCAGTAAAACAAATTATAGACTTGAAAAAGTTATGAGTAATATTAAACTAACAAAACAACAAGCAGAACAAAAGGTATATGAGTTAACTGAAAAACTTCTTTATGTAAAGAAAGATTTCAAGGATGTAGCTTCTGGATATAAAGAAAAAATGAAAGAAATCGAAAACGAAATTAAGGCAATTGTGGAAGAAGCATCAACTAGTAATCCTTAATTTTTAATACTAATTTTTTTTAATTTAAATTACTTTCAAGAAATGTTTTTTTACTTTTCTTTTATTTTTTTCCTATATAAGTAACTTTAAAGATTAGTATTGACAAACACAGAATATTTTGTATACTATGAATAGTATTTCTCAGGCTGATAATCTGAGATTGTTTAGATCATATCAAATATTAACCACAAAATTATATTATATAATGCAAACCAAAGAAAAGAAAGTAGTAATTGAAAATGCATCGGATAGGTACGTAGTTATGAGAAATGGAGCCAGAGTCTCAGATGAAGAATATGCGAATAAAGACGCAGCTAAGTCTGAGTATGATCACTGGACTCGTATTATTACAAGATGGCCAGATGGAAGTAAGTTGGAGATTGTAAACTTATCAAGGAGAGTAAAGTAATATGGGATTGAGAGAACAAATTAAAACAGCTGCTTCAGAATCGGATGTTACATCATTATTATTAAAGGGTCAAACATTTGATCTAGTTTCAGATAGAACCAAGAGATCGTGGAAGTCTACTGCGAGAGTTAGGTTAACACAATTATTGAACATTGATCCGACACAATCATCAGAGAAATCTGTTGAGAAAAAGAAAAACAAAACTGGTAAAAAGAGTAAGTAAAGTTTAGTATAAATTAGAATTATTTGAAAGCGTCACTGAAAAGTGACGCTTTTATTTTTGTCTAATTGTATTGATTTTTGATATATATAATCAGTTATTATGTCTAAAAAATTTTCCGCGATGATATTACCATGTGAGTATGATGAGATGGAAAAATACATCATTGAAAATAAAACTATATTGACAAAAAAGGTTGTTGATTCAATCGAACACGCACTGAACAACAAACTAACTAATATAGAAGTTTTTAAATTTAAGAATAGTGATTATATCGTTTTACTCAATTCGTTATCATTCAAAGAAAACTTAGAGTTTATTTTTAAATACTACATTGAGACAGAACAATATGAGTATTGTCAATGTGTAAAAAAAGTACAAAAATTATTAGATACCAAAAATGAGCAAAAAAAAAGATACAAGCCCAAAGGTTCACCAAAACACAAAAATTAAAGACTCGATTCAAATAAAAAGTGTAGAGTTAACTGAAAAACAAAAAGAGCTCATAAACATATTAACTAATAAAAACTCAAAACTCGTATTTATATCCGGTCCTGCAGGTACAAGTAAAACGTATACCTCAGTATTATCTGGGTTGAATCTAATTAATGATAAAAGAGTTAGCGAAATTATATATGTTCGCAGCGCTGTAGAAAGTAGTGATAGTAAATTGGGATTTTTACCTGGTGAAATGGATGAAAAAATGAGTCCATACGTACAACCTCTTATTGATAAACTAGAGGAATTACTACCAAGATCAGATATCGAAAAACTTAAAAAGGAAGAACGTATACATGGTTTTCCAGTAAACTTTTTACGTGGTTTGAACTGGAATGCTAAAGTTATAGTAGCTGATGAAGCTCAAAATATGACTAAAAAAGAGCTTGTAACTCTTATAACCCGCGTTGGTGAGTTTAGTAAGTTATATGTTTGTGGTGATCCAGACCAAAGTGATATCAATGGTAAAAGTGGATTTTCTTCTGTTATGAATATATTTGATGATGAAGAAAGTAAAAGCAATGGAATTTATATCTTCAAATTTGCAGAAGAAGACATTGTTCGCAGCGGATTGGTCAAATATATATTAAAAAAACTAAAAAAGTTAAATTAATTAATAATTATATAGTATGGCAGTAGTAATATCAAATAGAGGTAGATTGATATCGGATCTCACTCCAGCAACAACTTTGAGTGGAAATGATCTATTAGTTATTCAATCTTTAAACGCATCAAATAATTTAACAAGAAAAACAACTTTAACAACGTTGTCAGATTTTGTATTATCAACATTTGGCTCATTTCCAGATGCGGTTGATTTTCAAAATGCTGATAATCGTTTTACTGGATCTTTTTTCAATCCAAATGGAAAGACTTCCAACTTACATACAGTTACTATACGTTCAAATTTAACTATGGGTGCTGGTAGTACTGCTACTATTAGTCCAACAAATTTAACATTTATTCCTGCAAATGGTTCATCGTTTCAAACTAAAGTTGTAAATACAATAGGTGGTATAACAGGTAGTGCGAATACAGGTTTCACCGGTAGTTTAAAAGGCAGATTGACTGGCAATGTAACTGGTAATATAATTGGTAACGTAACTGGTAATTTGACGGGTAACGTAACTGGTAATGTAAATGGTAATTTAACAGGCGACGTCACGGGTAATTCAGTTGGTAATTTAACAGGTGATGTTTTAAATGCTAATTCAAATAAAATATTAGAAAATGGAAGTGGAACCGCAACTGCAAATGGCGGATATCCGAACGCATTCTTTTACGGAACATCATCTTACGCTACACAAGCATTAACTGCAGCTTTTGCTTCTTCGGGCACTGGGGCTTTACCTGGTGGTGGTAGTCAATATCAAGTCGTAATAAAGGATGGTAGTGGTGGAGCAACATGGAGTACTCCAATAACAAGAAGTGGTGTACCAACTGCAAATTATGTTTCATATTGGACTGATAGTAAAACATTGGCAGCGTCAAATATGGCGTTTTTTAATGGTATCGATACTTTTCAAGTTACCAATTTTACTGCTACTGGAATAATTACTGCTAATTCTAGTATTACTGGATCTTTATATGGAGCAGTAACATCGCCACCATCAAGTGTAACACTAGCAGCTAGTGCTACCGCTACTATTAATGGCGATTTATATCCATCAAGTAAACTAACTGTAAATGGTACAGGTGGTACTGTCACCATAAATTTAAGAAAGGGTAAAACCTGTACAGTATATGTGCATAATGCAGGTGCTTTCACGTTGACATGGAATGCTAGTATAGATGGTGGATCATCAACCACATCAATATATTGGAAAAATGGAATTGCACCTACATTAACAGCATTTGGAAAGGACGTATTCACATTTGTTAATATAGATGATAATGTATTTGCATCTGCGATACAAAATTTTAGCTGATATGATTCAGAATTTTTCATTTTGGCAACAAGTTGTATCTGGTGGAGGAACCAGCTATAGTTTTAGCAATTATTATAGTAGTTTTTCTGCAGGTAAAACCACGATTAGAAATTTAATATTAGCGCAAAGTTTAAGTAATATTGGTGCTGATACTAGAAAGGTGTTACAATTTGTCGTTAATAGGTTAACAACGGTAACAGATGTTTCTAATACGAATTCATGGGCGCCATACGGTACAACAACAATTAATTATGATTTAACATATCCAACTAAAATTCCTAATCCTGTAGTTCCTACAGGACATAATATTGTAACATTTGAAATCAGAAAAGATTTAGATAATTCTTTAGTTGCCGATGGGGAGCTACAATTTTTAGATAATGATGCATCATTTGAATCTTATATTCAAATAGACTTTATTATATCGCAAGTTATATAATCGAGATTATACTTATAATATATGTCAACACCTTGTAATAGTCTAAATGTTCAACTTATCAAAGTAAGTAAATTAGCTAGCTATAGCGCTTTAAAAGATAGTGATGTAATTCTAACAATAGAAAATACGAGCGGTAATTTATATTCTCGTAAAAGTACTCTCGCAAACCTATTGAATTATGTTGGCAATAATCCAAATGCCAAATTTACGGGATCGTTTTCGGGAAGTTTTAAAGGAAAAGCCAGTGGTAGCTTTAGTGGAAGCTTTTATGGTACATCAACATTTTCTCAAACATCATCATATTTACGTCAAACAAATCAGAACACATCAAAGGGCGTCGGATACTTTGATGGTACGAGATTAACAAGTGCTCCAGGATTAATATTTGAAAATAATTCCGGCGGAGTTAAATCATTAAATATATCATCATCACTTGCATTTAATTATCTAGTTATTGCTAGCAGAGGTAGTTCTGGATTTAATCAAGCGGGTATAGCGTTAGCAAATTATAATAATAGTAAACCATATCCAAATTATTCAGCGTGGACCTTGTTGAGCACTGATAGTGGTAGTTTAGTATTTGTCGCCCCAATTGGATCAAATGCCTTTTCATCATCCGGCATTGTTGCTAAATCTACAACCGGCGAGTGTTATGGTATGGTTCAACGAAGAAATGGATTCTATTTCTGGCCATACATGTCCCTTAATACCCCAAGTAGAGATGGTGCAATCGGTATAGGTGTACAACCTCCAAGCACATCTACTGGTGCATTTAGTGAATATTTAAGAGCTAAGTTACAAATTAATATGTATAGTGGTAGTGGAGAAGGAGCATGGACTCCACAAGCAACTGTAGAACATAGATCCACAGCAATATTGGTTAATTATGGATCATCAAGTGCTGCATTTCCAAATTTAACAAAGACATTTTTTGTTTCTGGTAGTGGTAACACTTATATTCATGGTAAGTTAAATGTAAATGGTGGTATTACAGGGTCATTCTATGGTAAAACACCATTTAAAACACTTAATGGCAAATCTGTTAGTTTCTGGGGTACAGGCAGTCATGCTGTATCTTCTAGTTATGCAAAAACTGCCAGTTATATAGCAGGTGGTAGTGCCGCTGGTTTAATCAAATCCGCCAACTCAGTTCAATCTTCAACTCAAGCTGTCGGGGCCGGCGTAACGTGGACAGACACCGCTTTGGCGATTACTATAACACCAAATTCTTCCACTTCTAAAATTTTGATAAATGCTTCAATTGTGTTGGCAAATGGTAATGCTCCCGGAAATGCTATAGCGGGGTTATGGGTTTTAGAAGGTGGAACATATACGCCATTGATTGAACAATTTACCAGTGTTGATGGAAGTACCTTTGATGCACAACCATCATCTACTACATATTTACATACGGCTGGATCTACAACATCACGTACCTATTTGGTCAGAGTAAAGGGTGATACTGCGAGTTCAGGTTGGTATATAAATAGATCTCATTATTCTATTGCTTCAGGATATTCTGCAACTTCTTCAATGACATTGTTAGAATTTTTATTATAGTTCTTGACATTTTTCGAAAGGTGTGTAATATATATTATCAGATGGTGATATTATAGACACTATCTACTATAGTGCTCGAGTGAGGCTATTAGGTTAATAAGTTCAACTGAATTATTAAAAAAAAGAAAGGTAAATATATGTCAGTAGTAAGATATAATAGTCCGTTTGCATTGCGTCACATTGATCGTGACGAATTTCTAACTCCATTTGACCGCGTATTTGATGAAGTATTTGCGGCTCATTTCCCAGAATTAAATAAAGAATTGGGAGTGGGTTTCTTCGAAAAACAAAGTTATCCCCGTGTAGATGTAGTCGATTACAATGATCGCGTCGAAATTCTAGCAGAAATTCCAGGTCTAAGTAAAGACGAAGTATCGGTTGAAGTACAAGAAAATGTACTTACCATTAGTGGTCAAAAGATCAAAAATGTGGAAGATAAAGAATCTACTGGAAAATATATTCGTAGAGAATTAAAACATAGTAGCTTTAAGAGAAGCTTCACTCTAGGTGATCAAATTAATAAAAATTCTCCTCAGGCTAAATTTGAGAATGGTTTGTTATCCATCACATTATCAAAGGTTAAACCCACCATTCCTGAAACAAAGAAGATAAAGATCAATTAATTTGATTTAGGTTATGTTAACCCCGTTATTAAATTAACGGGGTTTTTTATTTAATTAATATTTATATATATGATACAATTTAAACATCTAATCATATTTACATCACTACTAATAGCTGGGTGTGCTGCATATTTTAGTGTATATGGTATTGGAATGCTATTTTCTGGTGCCACACTAGCGGCTATGATTATGGCATCGGCGTTAGAACTTGGTAAACTTGTTACAACATCTTGGCTCTTTAGATATTGGAAACGTGCTAATATATTGTTGAAGTTGTATATGATTTTTGCAGTATTTGCTTTAATGTTTATTACATCGTTGGGTGTATTTGGATTTTTAACCTCTGCATTTCAAAAGTCTTCATTAGAAACGGAAGTATCAACAGCTAAAATTGCTGCATTTGAATCACAAAAAGTAGAAGAGTTGAAAAAGATTGAATCTACCACGATATCTATAAGTAATTTGTTTAAATTAAGATCTTCTCAAGAGGCAAGATTGTCAGAAACATTAACAAATGTAGTAATTGCAAGAAATCCAATTCAGTTTCAAAATCTTCAAAACCAAATTAACGATCAAATTGAAGGTTTGAATAAACAAATGGAAACTGAAAATGAAAAGCTTAAAATTTCTGGGGATAGGTTATCAAAAATAGATGAAGACGTATTCAAACTTAAAATTGAAAATAGTCAGAAAAAAGATATAACTACATTTAAATTTGTTGCGGATGAATTTAATACAACCATTCAAAAAGTGGCAAAATGGTTTATAATAATATTAATTATTGTATTTGATCCATTAGCAATCGTTTTGCTTTTAGCCTATAATATCATAACAAATAATAACTATGAAAAAGAATCAAAACATTATCAAATATACAAAAAAGAAGATATCAAAGAATCTTCCACAACTGACTCTGTTCAAACTAGTTCAATATCAGATTCAGAACAACCTAACAACGCTAATAACGATGTTAAAATCGTTGAAAAAATTGTGGAAAAACCAGTCGAAGTTGTAAAGATTGTGGAAAAACCAGTCGAAGTTGTAAAGGAAGTGGAAAAAGTAGTAGAAAAAATTGTTAAACAAAAGAATGAAAGTGTTAGAGGTGCGTTTGCTAGTTTTTAAATAAAAAAATTATTTTGAAACATTCGTAATATATATTTTATACTTGAGGTGAAAAATCGAATATATATGAACGAAGAAGAATTGTTAGAATTATATAATCTAATCAAGTATGGATATGAAAATACTGATTGGAATTCTGTAAAAGAATCACTAGACTATATCGCTGAATATATTGAAGTGTCAGATGATATAGTTGAATAAATAAATGTACGTAATTATTATTTTTCTATTAATATCACTAGTAACAAACATATTTTTGTTTGTAGCTTTAAAACGCGCATTTTACACAATTGATATTTTGGAGACTTGGTTAATTGACTTTAAAAAATCAATTAATAATGTATACAAAAAGTTGAAAAGTATTGATGAACGTGGTATCTTTGAAAAAGATGACGATGTTGGTTTTTTATTTAATGACATCGTTAACATAATAAAGATAACTAACCAAAGGATAAATGATGAGTCAGCCACTACAACCGATGTTGATGAAAAAACAAACCAAATCTAAAAAGAAACTTGTTAAGATAGTTAATAAAACAAAGGCATCTAAGGTTTTATTTAAAAATAAAAAGAAACCAAAAATTTCCATTTCTATAATATCAGAGAATGATATTAAAAATAAAAAAACATTGGTAAAAAAAGAAAAGCCTATTAAGAAATCAGAGATTATTGTTCCAAGAACCAATGAACCTATCAAAAAAGATGTGATGATTGAAGAATCAGATGAAGTAACTTTGGTAGATGAAAATGAACCAAAGAAAAGACGTAGAGGTAGAAATAAGAAAGAAAAGATTTATTTTAGTAAGGCTACAGAAGAAGCTATTATAGAATACAACGATGAGAAAGATAATAATATTCGAAACAATATATATGAAACTAAGATTAGATATAGTTTTGAAAAATTAGTAGAAAATATATTCAATACATTTAAGTTTACATATTTTGATAATAGTCCACTAGAAATACAAAAAGAAACTGTTAGTCATTTAGTTTCCAATATACATAAATTTCAAGCCGGTAAAGGTAAAGCATTTAGTTATTTTAGTATAGTAGCAAAGAATTATCTTATATTTCATAATAATTCTAATTATAAAAGATTTAATCAACACGTAGATATTGCAGAAACTCCAAGTGAATCATCAGTCTGTTTACAGACAGAGGATGAACATTACAAGAATGTTCAGACAAAAGAACTTATGCGATTATTAGTAGATTATTGGGAAAAAAATCTTAAAAAGATATTTAGTAAGGAAAAAGATCTAAATATAGCATACGCAGTCATTGAATTATTTAGAAACTGTGATAGATTAGAAACATTCAATAAAAAAACCTTATATCTCTATATTAGAGAGATTAGCGGATGTAAAACTCAACAGGTTACTAAAGTAATTGATAAGATGAAGAATTATCAAAACACTATAATGCAAAGTTATCTAAACAAAGGCGTTATTTAAAATTAATTAAATTAACCAACCACCTAAGAAATTAGGTGGTTTTTTCTATTTATATGATATGGATCTAAACTTTGAAATATACAAGGGAAAATCTTTTTCGGGTCTTTGCAAAGATATTGTAAAGAATTCCGAAAGTAAAAAGGACCAAATTGATATATTGGTTTCTGAATTGAGAACATTAATTAAGACTGTTAACGATGCTGTTATTATTGTACCTCTTATAAAAGACTATTACGATGTTGGTGTAAAGAATGATGAACAACTAGTTAAATTAGCATCTGTAGTACAAAGATTAGTTGCTAAGACTGAAAATACAGCCGAAGGGTTAAATATGATGATTACAGATGAAGAACGTAAACAATTAATGGATGAAGTCATAAAAATAGGTAAATCATAATATGAGCAGTTCTACAAATATAGTAAGTATTATTAAAAACCAAAGTCAAGCTCCAAAGTCTTTGGATCCAACTAATATCTTATCAGCTAATCCAAACTTGCAAGTTGCGGTGGTGGTAGATATCATATTGGATAAAAATCATCCGTTTCTAGGTAAGAATCAAAACGATCCTAATTCTTATCCAGCACCTACCATCAAGTACCAACAGATACCAGTAAATTATAATACTGGTATACCAAACCCATCAGATACAGATTTTAGCTATATTGGTAGAGCCAAAGTTAGAATTTTAAGTTTGGAAAAACAAACCGCAGTTGAAAAGTTGCCATGGGCTATACCACTTGATACTACGATTACACAATATCCTCTGATTAACGAACAAGTATTGGTGATCAAAATAGGAGATAATTATTTTTACACAAAACCACTAAGTAAGTTTAATTTTGTTGGAACAAATGGTGATTTCGTTACAGAGAAATCAGCAAGCGATACATCAAATAGTGCCATACCATATCGTAAACCTCTGGATCCCAAACAAACTTGGGAAAGTTATATATCACATCCCGCATTTACTAACTTAAACCAAACAGGATTTTTTGGTAACTACTTTGTTATAAATCCATATATTAGATCTGTTAAAAAATATGAAGGTGATACTGCTATTGAAAGTAGATTTGGTCAATCAATTAGATTTAGCGCATACGATGAAAATAGATTAATTGATAAAAATATAAGAGACTCTTCATATATTCTTGATAAAAACTTATTGAAGAGATCAGCCTATGGTGGTTATGGTAATCCAAAAATTACAATTAGAAATAGACAACGAAACATTTCTAAAGATATAGATCAAATTATACATCCAAAATTACCACCCATTCCAAAAATAGATGAACAAGAAAAAAATTATGGCGGTCAGATAGAAGAAGATATAAACCACGATGGTAGTACTATACAAATAACAAGCGGTGCTACACAATCAATGTGGAGAACAACTGTATACAAAAGTATATTTGGTGTGACCGTAGATTCTTTGCCTACCGAAGAACAGGTAAAATATAATACAACCAATTCTACAAAGTTTGTACTACCCACACTTACTGGAGATCAAATAGTCATCAATACAGATCGTTTGGTATTGAGTAGTAGATTCGCAGAAACTTTACATTTTAGTAAAAAGCGTTATGCGGTTGTTACCGATAATGAATATACTGTTGATGCCAATGATCAGATAGTAATGACCACAAATAGATTAGCATGTTTAAATGCTCCTCAAATATTTTTGGGTCAATATGGAGACACTAATGAACCAGCATTATTAGGACAAACCACCGTCGATTGGTTATATGATCTATGTAATTGGCTATTGGACCACGTACATTGGTATCATCACGTACATCCACATCCACATGGTCATGAAGATGCCGGTGCTATAAATCAACAAAATACCAATGACTCAAATCCAGATCAAACGCAAATACCAGTACAACAAATAACTTTAAAATTATTGAGAGATAATCTACACAAAACCATGAGTAGAAGAGTGTTTGTTACTGGAGGTGGTTATGCACCTGGTAGTAATGGTGTAAAACCAACAGGCAGTGCTGGTGAGTGCAAAGATCCCGTTGAAATTAATACTGTTACAGGTGATGGAGTTGTTGGTGATTTCAAAGGTAGAAATCGTCGTG